GATAGGTATGGAGACTTTAGCACTCATGCTCAGCTAGCTGTTGGCCTTAAAGAACGTATGCGCCGCCATAACGGATGGAATAATCTATCAGCCATCCACATTCAGGCTCTTGATACTATCATGGATAAGGTTGCGCGCATTATTAACGGTGATCCAGACTACGCCGATAGCTGGCATGACATTCAGGGATATGCAAAATTAGTTGAGGACAGGCTACCGAAAGAGCTTGACAATGGCAACGCCTGAGAGTAAGATAAAGTCTGCTCTTGATAAGATGCTCAAGACTGAGGGAGTGTGGTATTACAGCCCTCAAGCTGGGCCTTACGGAGTAGCAGGAATACCCGACCGAGTTGCAATTGTATGCGGCTTGTTCTTAGGTATTGAATGTAAAGCTGACGAGAAGTGCAAGATGACCGCGCTTCAAGAACGCTGCAAAGAACAAATCGAGAACGCCGGGGGCAAATTCTTCCTGGTGTTCGATAAAGCTACCATCGAAGAAGTGAGACAGTGGATTGTGAATGCCCGAGACTCCCGAAGAACTGTCTCGCAGGAAGAAGCGAGAGTATTATAAAGCTAACTGGGATAAGTACGCAGCTTGGCGAGAAAGCTATAAGCTAAAAAAGCGTGTGCTAAACCAACGCTGGAATGCAAACGTAAGTCTAGAACAAAAGATGATATGGTCTGCTAAACGTAGAGCCAGGAATAAAGGACTAGAATTCTCTATTACAGCTAAAGACATAAGCATACCTGAGTTCTGTCCGCTACTAAATATCCCTTTATACAAAAGCAAAACAGGAAAGCCTACTAATAATTCTCCGACCTTAGACAGAAAAGACAATACCTTAGGGTATACTAAAGATAATGTATGGGTTATATCCCATAAAGCTAACAGTGTTAAGAACAGCTTAGCCATTAGCGAACTAGAACTTCTAATAAGTAGCTTGCGAGAAGCCACCAGTGAGCAACGTCATAGTAGTCGAAGACAAGAAGGTGGTAGTAGCATCCGTGTCAGACACGCAGACACGTGCAACTGTCCTGTCTGCGATCCCGAAAGCCCGTGGCTCGGGGAGCCTAATTCTGGCACCACATACCTTAGAGACGACCCAGCTATTAAGGAATATTGGCGTAGACGCGCCGAGTCCAATTCTCCACTACTATAAGTGGCCGGGTAGGTTCAAACCTATGTCCCACCAAAGGGACACGGCTGCTTTCCTAACGATGCATAAGAAGTGCATCGTACTTAACTCTATGGGTACAGGAAAAACACAAGCCGCACTATGGGCCGCTGACTATCTCATGGAAATCGGTGCGATCAAACGTGTACTTATTATCTCCCCGCTATCCACACTTAACGGGGTCTGGGGAGACGCTATCTTTGCTAGCTTTACAAAGCGCCAATATGCCGTGCTGCACGGTACTGCTGAGAAACGCAAGAAACTCATGCATGAAGGGGCTGACTTCTGCATCGTGAACCATGATGGGTTCGAGATCATCGCAGCCGAAGCTGCTGGCATGTTCGACCTTATTATCGTTGACGAGGCAGCCGCCCTCCGTAACCCAAGTACTGATAGATATAAAGCTTTGCGGCGCTACATGGACGCCAATACTAACTGCCGTCTCTGGCTAATGACAGGGACACCTACACCGAATGAGCCCACGGACGCATGGGCTTTGGCTAAACTTGTGGGCAGCCCCAAGCTAGACAATACATACTCAGGTTTCCGTGATAGAGTCATGATGAAGCTTGGCAAATGGAAGATGGTGCCGCGTCCGAACTCGCCCGAGACTGTGGCTGAAGTTCTGGTACCATCAATTCGCTTTGATCTGGCGGACTGTATTGATCTGCCAGAAGTTACATACCAAACACGTACAGTACCGTTAAGCTCTGAACAGACCAAAGCCTACAAAGCCATGCAGAAACAGCTTGTGGCCGAGGTCGAGAGCGGTGAAATCACAGCAGCTAACGAAGCTGTAAAGACACAGAAGCTAGTGCAGATCGCTTGCGGTGTTGCTTACGATGAAGAAGGTAAGACAGTTGAACTAGATTGTAAAGCTAGAGTATCTGAATTGCTCGACTGCATCGAGCAATGTGGGGGCAAAGCTATTGTATTTGTACCCTTGACAGGCGTGCTGGATATGCTTAAAAGAGAACTTGGACGAAAGTATAAAGTAGAAGTGGTCAATGGTTCAGTTTATCTCAATCAGCGTTCTGCTATTTTTAATGAGTTCCAGAATGGATCAGAAGTGGAAGTGCTTCTGGCTCACCCCGCTACTATGGCTCATGGCTTGACATTAACGTCAGCAAAAGCTATCATCTGGTATGGACCAATAACTTCCAACGAACAGTACACTCAGGCTAACGCACGCACAGAACGTATCGGTAAGAAGCATACCACTTCCGTTATCCACATTGCTGCTACCGATCTGGAACGTCGCATGTTTGAGAGACTTAAGAACAAGCAGAAGTTGCAGGGTATCCTGCTAGATATTTTGGGAGATAAGTGATGCTAACATTCTATGATTTTGCAGTCGCCAATCGTGAACGATGCGAAGCAAAGGACGGGTTTAACCATACGCTGTCGTCTTGGTCCCTGTCCGATTGGTTTACTGCTACTTTGGGTGAACTTGGCGAGGCGGCAAACATTGCTAAAAAGCTCAACCGCATCCGAGATAACATTCCCGGTAACAAGGAAACGTACGAAGAACTAGTCCAAATGCTTAAGGACGAAGTAGCTGATGTGTTTATTTACCTTGACCTACTTGCGCAATCGCAAGGCTTCAAATTGGAAGACGCAGTTCGTACTAAGTACCAGAAGACTAGTGATAAAATCGGATACCCGGTTGTACTGCAATGACTGAACCCACAGTAGATACCGTCATCGCTTCCTACATTAAGATGCGAAATGAGAAGCAACAAAAAGACGCTACTCATAAAGCTGAGATGAAGGTCTACGATGACCGATTGAAGAAGCTTGAAGCTTGGCTTCAGGCTAAGATGCTTGCCGATGGTGTCAAGTCCTTTAACACTGACGCTGGTACAGCGTACACGACTGCGGTGGAGCAGGCCACCGTATCGGATATGAACGCCCTGCTTGACTACGTTCGAGAGAACAACGCGTGGCATCTCCTTGAGAAACGCGTATCTAAAACAGGTATCAGGGAACTACTTGATGCCGACCAGCCACTCCCGCCAGGGGTTAACTGGTTCACTGCCCAGACTGTTAACATTCGCAAACCAAGTGAGAGGTAATCCATGAGTGCTCTAGTTCCTACAAATGTCCAGCTGCCTGCTCACTTGAGCGACCGCTTGGGCGGACCGTCTGCTCTTGCAGGCGCAATGACTTCCGGTATCGCATCAGGCGGTACAGGTTTCAAGCGTATCTCCATTCGAGGTGGCCGCTTCCGCATCCGTGAGGGTAGTACCGAGACTGTGCTTCCGGATAACGTGCTTCGTGCAGTTATCGTAGGTGCTAGCCCGAACGTTACCAAGTCCTTCTATAAGGGTGCGTACAACCCGAAGGCTGCCGATGTAGATAAGAAGCCCGACTGCTACTCTAATGATGGTGTCCGACCGGCCAATGATGCTGCCGACCCGCAAGCACAGCAGTGCGCGACCTGTCCACAGAACGCATGGGGTAGCAAGATCACTGATGCTGGCACCAAGATGAAGGCGTGCGCTGACCAGAAGCGACTGGCTGTTATCTCTGCCGATGACCACAGCGCTGACCCTGAAGTATATCTGTTCCAGGTTACGCCTGCTGCACTTACACAGTTCCGCCAGTACGGTGAACTTCTATCATCGAAAGGTTTCCCGCCTGAACTCTGCATCACTGAGATTTCCTTTGACCCGAAGGAAGCTTACCCGAAGGCACAGTTCAAGTTCGGTGGCTTCATTGACCAGGGTCAAGTCGAGACTGTTGATAAGCTTGTTAACTCTCAGATTGTCCGTGACGTGATTGGTGATAAGGACCAAGTTGCTGAAGTTATTGAGGATAAGCCGAAGCCGTCTCCGATTAAGAAGAAGGAAGAAACTTATGTCCCACCTCCGGTCGTGGTTGAAGATGCCGAGTACGAAGACGTCACGCCTGTACAGGCACCTAAATCTACCAAAGGTTTTGGAGCAGCGACATCGGCTCCTAAGGAACCTGCACCTGCCCAAACAGTGAAGTCTTCTAGCTTGACTGATGATATCCAATCCATTCTGGCCTCTATGCAGGAAGATGATTAATGACCGAACAAACCGCAACGCTGGAGCCGGGTAATTACGCCCTCGCTCCGGCGACACCGGCCCCGACTACGGAGCCAGACAATAGGTTGCTGGACTTCGCGAAGGTGGATGCCCTTCGCAAGCATATGCTGCTTACTGTAGGTAGTATGGTCGTGTTGCTCGGCACGTCCCGCGTATCGTACTATAACTGGCTTAAGACCGGTATCAAGCGTAAGAAGACAAGCGATCAAATCCGTAAAGCCGTTCGTAAACTAGTAGCAGTTATGACAGAGAACGGCTGGCCTAACGAAGCTGCGTATGTTGCTAACCAATCAGAGCGGCTTACAATGCTACAAGAAATGATTAAAGAACTTGACAAAGAACTGCCATAATAGTACGGTCTAATCCCGCCAAGAGGATACCTGATGGACACGCTCGACTTCCTTACCCGTGTCCTTCCAGCCGACGGCAACTACTGTGCAGGCATTGCTTACGATGAAAACGGTAAGCAAGGTATTAGGCAGTGGTTCTTTGGTTCTGTGAAGGATTTGTCTGACTTCCTCGTTCTTATGAGCGAGCGCGATCAAGACGTGTACTATGGTGTGGCTACCTTCGCCGAAGACGACGAGGGTAAGCTGCGCCGCAAACAATCTTATGCAGATAAGCTTAAGCTTCTCGCCTGTCTCTTATACAC